AAAAATACCCCCCCCTCCTGTTTCTTAACAGGAGCCCTACTGTTATAACTGTCGAAAGACTAACCCTTTAAGGGGGGTTTTAAAAACGGGTTAAGCCGTAAAAGAAGTGGTTCCTTGGACTGGCATTACAAAACTGTATTGTGATGCACCGCCATCGATAGCAGGGTTGTCATAAATGTTAGTATTCGTGATATCATCTCGGTTGAAATTATAGTAAGTGTAACGTATGTTGCATGTCAACTGCGGATTTTCAAGAACGTTTTCGTCGACTATAAGTAGGTACCTTGCAACGTGCGTTATGGTGTTACCACCATTAGATGAATATGGCTCGCCGCCAAACTTACTATGTATGATATCAAGAAAGCGATTTGAAGTTGTAAAATTCTCTAGAAAACCGTTGTGTACAAAGCCATCATATTTTTGTATTGTTGGCCTGACTTTATCCAAAGATATTAAAGGATATCGAGGTGTCGGTCCGTCACTTCCAATCCGGATGTATAATTTAGATAAGTGGCAGATCAATTTAGCAGCCAATTGATCAACGGTTGTTGAATCCTTGAAAATATCTCTATAAATATCATTAATGTCGAAATTGATCCATTCACCGCCTGGTTTGCCGTAGTTGCTGTAAGGAGCTATTGTAGAAAAGTAATAACTACCAGGTTGATTAATGAAACTTGCGGAGATATTTTGTGGAAAGTTCCTAGTGTTGGCTGGAAAAGGTTCGTCTGGTGAAGGTTCTTTAGTAAATTGGTGCATTGTTAATGTCGTCAATATTTGCCATGGAATACAAGCAGTAATCGGAATATGGTGTTGCGAATGTATATGCTATCTTCCATTCTACCAGATTCCCGCTCGATTCCGCATACGCATGCGTCTCGGTGAGTTTGAAGGGTAAAGACGGCGCGGCGTGGCCAAGAAATTGTTTGAGTCCCTCTCCAGAGCAGCGAATGAAGAGATCATCAACTGGCCCAGCGAGTGGGAAGCTTGCTGTAAAGGTAAACTGCAATTCCCTATTACGTTTGGCTGGGGTGGTAATGCGTATATCCGGCGTCTGTAAATTGAATTGGGGTATCTGTTGTAAAGCATATTTCAAAGTTCTGAAAGCGAAAGCGTTGATTTGCATTTTATTTTAAAATTGTTGATTAAATCTAATTGTTTTGTATTATTATTTGTCTAATTTTAGTGCACATAATGTTTAAATAAATAGCAAACCTACTTCGGCGATTTCGAGCGCATCAGTAATGCCACTAGAATCATCATCAGTAGAGACAAGAACCCGTCCGGATTCAATTGGTGAAGTTATTTTTGTATTGACATCGTTTTGAACATTAACGCCAATCGGTTGATCGTTAATGGTCACTTCTATGGGTTGTTCAACTATTTCTGACTTGATGGGTTGGTTTTCATCAGGGATGTAAACAGCTGCAGGTATTTGTGGTTCATTATTACTATCAGCCTGATTGGTGAGTACAGACGAATTTTGTGTCTGAGATCGTAGTACGTTGTTAACAACATTTTGTATATGTCGGTCCAAAACGGCCGGTTGTGTAAGGAAGACTGGTAGGCCGAAATTAGAATTATTGACCCATTTCTTTTCATCTGCATCCCATGCTTTAATGGTTGGTTTAGCAGGTGCACCATTGGGCGCCTTGGTTGGAAGTTCATCAATACCCGCCGTCCAGTAAATGTAAGAATTGGAATCGTACCCCGAATCATCCTGGACTGTTTTAAAGGTACACCCATCACGGCTATCCGATGGTATTCCTGAAAGTGTAGGATAAGTATAGAAGGTAGTTGACGATGATGTACCGATTGATATGTCGGCGTAATCATCCTGTGCCGCATTTTCCCAGATAATTCGCACTGCATCATTAGTTGCGAGTACCTTATTCCATTTATCTTTTTCAGTTTGATCGTTATTGATGGTGATGTTTTGTAAATTATTGGGCGCGCCCGGTGAACTCCAGGCGACAGTAACTCGCATAAACATAGAACCGTAGTTAGTGATGTTAGAATTAGGTGCTACAACCGCAACGATTATTTTGCCCTGTTCCTCGTATGCACCACCTCTACCGGCATCAGCTTGGCCGGTGGAGTAATTTACTTTATTGCTTGGTGGTGTTCTAAAACGTAAAGGTGTTGCTTGTGTATATCTTTTATCAGATGCAAAGAAAATATCTCCCATGTCACGTGTTGCAGAGACTTGGTTCATGACGGCTTGGTCTGTGCTTGGTACAGTTGCACTTGGATCCAAGGTTAAGTACACAGCAATTTGTCCGTTCGCATTTGTTTCATTAAGTGCAGTGATCCAGTAGACGCCGACAGATTTGACATCGTAGTTATTGTAGGATAATGCATCTACTGTATATTTAGTACCGCCATATAATGTAGCGTCAGGACCGATGCCAAAAGCGCCACCCCGAGCGGTTATTACACCAAGGGGTACGTCGTAAGTTTCAAGCCGTTCGCCCGGCCGGGTCGGTTGTGCCATGTTGCGTGAGTTACGCCGATAGAATCCGTAAGCACCGTTACGGATATTATAACCTAAATTGCGGCGGTAAAATCCAGGTGCCGTCATGGAACCGGCCATATTTTGATATGCTGCAACCTGTGAGTATCTTGAATTCATGTTTGTGATTGCTCGTTTGATGGTTAGATTTCTATTTGTGTTAAATTGTGAAATTAGTTTTGTATTATTAATTTTCTTGATATATTTCTTTCAAATTATGATAATATTTATATTTGTATATAGAATTCGGTTTGTCATAAAGGCATCTGTAGTAGTGACCAGAATGTGCCTTTTCGCCGTCATGATCAAGCTTTAAAGCTATATCTGGTTGTCTATCGCTGCAATTTGCGACTATATAATTTCCGCTTTTCGCAATCACTAGTATTGCGAGTGGCTCAGGCCACACTTGGACTGCATCCGTAGCGTCCACCCAGTTTCGTGCCAATCCATACTTTGTGGAACTAATTCCCATCGCGCGCCAGAAACAATCCCCATCACCACCATAGTCCTCCAAGGTAACATATATTGATTGATGTGTATGTTGTGGTTCATCTTCGTTCTCTTCAATGAATACAACTGGGCGGTATTCCTTACGGTAATATTTACGGAATTGCTTTATGTTGGAGTCTCCAATGTTCTTTAGCCAAGAATAAATTTGTTCGCATTCGGTTGGGGCCAAATTATAGTGCACCGCAGTGTTGTTAATGGCCTCACTATAACTCTTGGTATCATATACCTTTCTAAGCCTGTCCTTGACGGATATGATACGTTCCTGTATAGCTTGATCATTAGCTGCAACATCTGTGTGGAGTATGATTTTGATTTTAAAAACGCGTGTCATTTGCCGTAATATGCGATATTGTTCAGCTGTTAGATTGCCCTCACTGAGGTAGTGATGCCATTCGTCGTTCGACAAATTTTTAAAGAAATTTAGAATACCAAAATAATTGGTGTAATCAAGCTCACTATGCTTAATGCAATGTTTATCGCCAGAATAATTGTTATAGTGCACTATTTTAATATTTTTATCGGATTTAAAATAAATCTTTTCCTTAAGTGGCTTACTTTTGACCTTTAATGCGAAACGTACCAAGTCCAGTGAAGCACCATTGCCAGTTATAAAATCACCACAGAACTCGATAGGTGTTTTATCGTCTATTTTGAGTTGCATACCCAGAGCAGCATTTTGCAAAGTAAGTTTCGCTTCATTTATTTTAATATCTCCAATTATGCCGATATCATCTCCCTTGTGTAATATAATCACGTTGCCACTATCGATTCCAACGAAAACACTAGGGTCGCAGACTTGTGCAATCGCCCATATTGAATTTTTAATGAGTGTGCATGGTTCTCCCGATTTGAGTTTGAAATAAGCCTGCATGCTTGATAATACGCAATTTATGGTGTAAGTGATGCATAGTTGAAACATCACGGATCTTAAAACGGGATTAATCCCAAAGTGTTCAAGGATCAAATCAAAATAGAGTGCCGCTATCAGATTATATGTTGAATCCATCTCTTTAACGTCTATGGAATATCCGCGGCTATAGTTGATGTTATTAAGTTTAAGCGAATTATACATACGTAGCTCATCCATACCGTTTGCAAGAATCACATTATCATTTAAGGCCCGCCGATAAAGATTGTCCAGTTCTCTGGCCATGGTTCCCATGATTGCGTTAAAAGTCTTACTAGTAGCGTTCACACCCTGCCCTGCTTTACCCGTGAGGCTTCCATCAGCGCCTCCTGGCTTAACCTTCGATTGTTCTTTAAGAAAGTAGCTAGTCACCCATGTTCTTTTATCGAATATTTCGTCAGTCACCATTTTGTCACTTCCGCGTCCGAGCATTTTTGAAACCAAGTTGACGATTTCTTTCTGTTGATTATCGAGGATACTGGAGCCCTCAATAAATTTCACATCATCGCGGAACAGCGTGTGTTTAACGTTAGCAAACAATAATTGGGCCTTAGTGAGCGAATCATCATAATGTGTGTGGAAAGGTCTACCATTGTACCTATTGATTAATGTCCGGAGAGCAGTGCATTTATCAGCAGATCGAGTTTCCATAGAATACCGGTCACCGGCCATAACCAACTCGTTACTTAAATCCAAACCCCTCAATTCAAAGAATTTGCCCTTTATGGTGACGGGGTATTCTATTTCCTTTGTTTTTGTATAAACGCGCAACCCGCCGTTATTTGGTACGTTAATTTTGGTTAGGATTTGATCAATAGCTTGCGGTGTGTTAACGACCATAGGTTTTGGGGCGGCCAGGTCAGGTTGCGTAACAACTTCTGCCTTGATAGTTTCGTGATTTGGTAGTGGATACAGGTTCTGTGCCCCGCGTTCCAACGCATTTTTAAAATTGATGCGTAAATCATATTTAGGTTCTAGCGCCAAGCCGCTTTCAATATATACATTGGTTGTTTGTGAAGCCCTTGTAAGCGCAACATACATATGGTTTTGGCTGGCCGCCAGTTTACTATCATATTTTGGTATTATAATGTTAACGATCGGTGAGTTTTGGCCCTGACTTTGGTGTACGGTGTTAATATTGTACAATTGGGCGGTATTTTGTGATAGAGCTATGGTCATGCCCTCGAGCTTAGTCTTCGGGTCTGGTAAGCTGTCGTGATAGACGATGTTAGTGGTTTTCTTCGGATCTCCGGTGATATTTACGCCAAAATGTTGGCCAATCTTTGTTGCATACTCGTTACCGAATCTCATACTTGCATTGTAACTTGTGATCCTTATTGGCTCAATCATTCCCATTAGATCGATCATAGTATAATGTTTAGGGGATAGCGCGGAATCAAAATCTATGAAGCCTATTTGATCAGGATCACCGATAAGCGTAACCTTCTTGAACCACATCCCCAGCACTATTGCATAGCCCGGATGCATCGTAAATGCTTCGTCTAGTATTACATGGTTATAGATTTTTGCATGCGTTTCAATTTTTGTAAAAGCTATCTGGAAAGTCAAAGCGCGTTTACCCAAATTCTTGTATTCTTCGGCAAGCGCCCTGGTAGGTGCGATAAATAAGGTTTTAGCGTCAGATGTCTTAAGAGCCTGGTAACTTTTTCCGCTTCCAGGTACGCCGCGGGTTATATTGATGTTTTGAAGAATCCGGTCGCAATCCTTCAAACGTTGTTCGTGTCTGATCTTGTGATCATTCATGAAATTGACGCATCCCTCAGAGAGATTTGGTATAGTACATTTCTCCCATAGTATCAAGAGTTCGTTAAGCATTCTACGCATAGTTAATTGTTTGTCATCCATTGGTTGTTCATCTATTTCCTCGTTACTTTCACTACTCTCCTCGACGGTGTGAAATCCTAGATTCAAATCATGCAAGATCCCCCCATATTCGTCATCAACTTGATTGCGAAAGTCCATCGTGTAGTACCTCTGTCCAAAGACTTGGACGTCGATCTGATCAAGTAGGTAAGAGTCACCCGCCCACATTTCAACGTTTTTGAAAGTAAGTGGTACATTTTCCTTCCTGTACCCCAAGTCCATCAAACTGTTCAAAGTCTTTGTTAGGTTGTGAAATAGCTTCTTCTTTAAATTGGTATAATGTACCGAACAGTAAGTTGCAATGTCTTGTTTTATACTGTGAATACGTTTGTCACCAACGATCTCTAAGTCATTGTTACGATAAGATTGTAATTTCTCACGCGAATCCTCCATAGCCATGGAAATTAATGTGGTCCTTTTATAGTTGCGTAAGGCTGCAATAAGTGTTAAATTTATTACCATAAAGTTAAAGTCGTTGTTTTGTTTGAGTAGAAACCTTTGGACGATAACTTGCTTGCCCACTGAAATTTGAGTCTGTTGACTGCGTATATAACTAGCAATAGCTGCACTGTCAAAGTTGCTCTGACCCAAAGATTCGGCGTAAGTTAGCACACGAGTGACTATATCGGCCGGGAACATCCTGGAATGGCAATGGTTCACCCTTCCAGTTATGATTGCTTCCGCGGCATTTGGTACTATGATGTAATTCTCGTCAAAAGCTATGTCGTAAGCCCCAATACGCCCACCGTCGAGCACGGCACTCACATCGATAATGACCAGTGGTCCGTGCCATGCCACTCTCTCGATAAAGTAATTGCGCCGGTCGGTGTATGTGCCCGGCTTAAGCCATGAGAGCAATGATTGGTAACGGTGCAAATATGGTGAACTCGTGTCATTGGCGAACAACATTTCGACGTACTCTATCTGCAAAATATCTTGCTCGTCGTTTATCTTAATGATTTGGTGTTTTTGGTCGTAGTAACGTAATTGGTAGGGTGTGTACAGGTTAGTAATTTCGGGGCGTGTTATTTCCGGTGGTATAATCATGTAAAGTTTTGCTCTAAGTGCGCCATGCTTTTCCATTCCGAGTGCAAATTGCGTGGCGTCTAAATCCATGGTTGATGCTGCGCCAATTATCATATCCGCTTGTACGGAACATTTATTGAACCCCTTGTTGCACCTCTTGGTATTGTCATCCGTGAGAAGTTGGCCGTGGTACGTTGTGCGTTCTTTCATGAACTGGTAAGTTAAATGTCGTGCTTGATCTTTAATCCCACGGTAGTAATGACAGACGTGGTGCAAATTTTTAACAGTTTTGATTCTTTCATCCGCACCAATTTCTAAGACGCGTATATCTTTTCGAAGTCTCGTGGCGTTCAATGATTGGTTCGCAAAATCTAAAAGTGTTTTCATTTCAGGGTGCGGAGAATAAGTTGTTTGAGTGGGATAAATCGGTGTTCTTAACCACATTGTGACTGTCTTGTGTTGCTCGGCTGTCAAGGTTACATTTGGTTTAAAAGATTTATCAACCGCATCGTTAATTATATTTGTTGTTAAAATATTTTCAGCCGCTGCGATGCGTTGTTTGTCGAATATCGTTTGTCCATAATCCATAATTTAAATCGTGTCCGTTTTCGCGCGTTACAACGTTGTAAAACGAGGTCTTATTACAGGTTATTTGAATTAATTTTATTTATGAGGATAAATAAATTATGCACGAGAAGTCGTGCATGTG